GGTATAAAAACCGAACCCCCTACAGATGAAACACCAAACAAGCAATATACTAATAACCAATATACTAACCAAGAGAGGGAGGGCGCGCAAAATTCAGCATCCGTAGAAGACGAAAAAAAAGAAAATTCCACATCTAAAGAGGATTTTTGTGGCGATCCAGAAGGCCAAGAAAAAGAACCCATGACGGAAGACAAAAGCAAAAATTATAATTGCCAAGAAGAAGTGGGCGGCCTTCGCGAAAAGATAGATAGGGTTCTTTCTATGGTAGAAGAAATCCACGCCTGGGAGAAAGAAGAACACGAAGAAGGCAGTGAGATGGACGAAGAAGACGCCGCGGAACCATCCGAGCCAATGCCGACAGAAGATAATGAAATGGGGCATCCCAGCTCCGTGTCTTATCAAGAAAAAACAGATGTAAATCGTGCCATTTATGGGCTACAAAAAGGCATGGTACAAATGCAAAAAGAAATTTCTAAGATTGGTCGTCATGTTGTCCAAAAAGATGAGAATGAAAAAATTGTTGCTTCTAAAAGTCGATTGCGCCAAATTTGCAATGATCGCGGACTGAACTTTCAGGCCGAATTTGACAAGCTACAAAGATTTTCTACAGACAAAGACCGTACTTTATTTATGGACACTTTGGAGTTAATCCAGTCTCCCAAAAGACATCCTGCTACTCGAATGTTGGGAAAGTTTGTCGAAGAAACCCCCAAGGAAAAGTTATTAAGCAAATATCAGGGCGATGAAAAGAAGATCGCAATGCAAGCGTATGATGCGTATTTAGACACCAAAGCCGCATATACAGAGGAAGATTGGGGAAAATTTCAAACCGCCCACGGCGACATTGCTAAATTTGTGGCTAGTGCTGTGCAAAACCCAAAAGGGTTTCAGTATATGATTGGTAGCTAAAAAAGTAACAAGGTGGTAAAAAGGTTTTACAAGGTTTTTTTAACAAGGTGATAAAAAGGAGGATTCTATGGCGGATCCAACTAGCGCGATAAATATGGGGTCAAAACCCTATAAGCTGGATGAAGGACGCTATGAATTTATTATTAAGACCAGCGAGGCCTTGGTTTTAAATTCTTTGGTGTCTATGGATATTTCTACGGGGAAAATAGAATTTGCAGATGATGCAGAAAATTTAGTCCCGTGTGGTATGTTGGAATATCCAAGCGATGGTTTAGTCGCACATTTAACGGGCGACGGGACTTATAAGGGTGTTGTAAAGGGTGGCATTATCCAACGATGGGCGGTAACTGGGGCTACAGCCAAAACAGATATTGGAAAACCAGTTTATGCTACCGATGGTCAAACTCTTACTTTGACAGCTCCCACCGCCGGCCTGCCCCATGGGTTTGTTGCGGATTGGATTTCTAGCACTATCTGCGATGTTTATTTGTTCTCTTTTGCGGAATCTCTTGTGAATCTTAATATGGGCAATGGGCTTTATAAATATGAGATGCGCGATTTGGGAACATTCCCCGCCAATTCTTTGCAAGGTACAGCGGCGGCTACATTGTTTACATTCCCTGCGAGCTATGAACACTACAAATTAATTAGTTTTCATGGTCAATGCGTATCGTATGATGATGCGGCTGTGGCTGGTAGTCAAGCCCTCAATCTCGACATTGGCGGAACAAATGTAACTGGTGGCGTGTTAACCTTGGCATATACAAATTGTGATGCCCTAGCTGATATGGGGGCGGCGATTAATGCTACTGCGATTACTGCCGAAAACGAAGTTCATCAAGGCGATGTTCTAAAAATCGAGATGGCGGCTAGTGGTACTGGATTCACCGCTGATACGGCGGCGGCGTTTAAATTGTATGCCATTATTCAGAAGTTGCCAGGAGCATAGAAAGGGGATGATTTATGCCTATTGTTAACAATACCCGTTCTTTGCAAGTTGGGATTTGGAATGACTTCATGGATATGTGGCGACAAAACCAGCCCAAATTTGAAGAAACAAGGACTACGTTTGTCTATGATGTCGCATATAAAAAAGTCCGTCAAGGTACTTTTGTTTTCAAGGAATCCCTGCCAATGATTTCCCCTTGGGGATATGGAAAAGGCAGAAGCTATCAGGGATTTCAAGATAGACAATTCCAGCTTGAACTGTGTAATTTTGAACTGACTATTCCCTGGAATAAATTTGACGAAGAAGACGATCAGCTAGGGGATATGAGAAAACACATTAATGGCGCGGTAGAACGTTATGGGATATTGCCAGTTATTTTGGCAACCGAATATATTAACGGCGTGGCTGTTTATAATATGTCGTTAAAGAACGCCTTTGACGGCGCGAGCATTTTCTCAGCGGTTGATGGCGATGGAAATGATAGATTGCGTGTATCGGGCGGTAACATTATTTCGGGAACCGGTGTTACTGCCGCAGCCATTTTACATGATTTTGCAGTGGCACAACAACGCTTTTTGGCCTTCTTAGACCCAACGGCTGGCTTGCCAATTTTTGACGAGTCCGCCGCAACCTATACTAACATGGTTGCAATTATTCCCAATACCTTAAACGAGGTTTTCCAAAAAGCATCCGGAGCCGAATTGATTAAAACAGACCCGGCAAACAACACTTCAGAATCTAACTATCTAAAGGGAACTTTCCAGTATAAACTGAATCCCTTTTTAACGGATACAACCGATTGGTACATTGTTTTAAAACATCCATACTACAAACCCTTTATCTATAGTGAAAGCCCATTAGAAAATTTTAATGCCGACATGAGCAACAGCGACAGGGCGCGGGAATATGCTGAATATGCTGTATATACCCATATTCGCAATCGTATTGGCCCTTTGTTCCCTGGGTGTATTATCAAAGTTAATAACTAAAAAAAGCCCTGGAAAGATTTTGCCGATGTGTGATTTCTTTCCAGGCCACGAATATTTCGAGGAGAGAAAACCATGTTTACTAATTCTGCTCCTATTGGCGAGGTTTTTATGAAAAAGGTTAGGAAAGAGCCGTTTTCTTTGCCAGTAGATACAGAGTCGCCGTCCATTGATTTTGTTGTGGGAGTGAAGCAAGATGCCCCGTTTGAATATTGTGTAATTGGTGGTGTTAATTTTGAAAAAAGGGTTTTCCCTAACGAGGCTAGTTTGGCTAAGAATGCTGGCAAGACCTTTAACCCCAGAAAAATTTTGAGAAAGTTGACAAAGAAACAATATAACGCCTTGTTGGAAGAAGCCAAGACACGCGATTTTTTTATCCCAATGACGCGGAACGAAAAATATGATTCAAGATATGATCCCAAAGACGATCCGAACGGTGAGCATAGAGAAAAGATGCTGGCATTTAAGCCGGCCTATACTGTGAAAGTTGGCGACTGGATTATCTTAGAGCCGGCCGCAACTTATGACCCACGCAAATATGAGCCGGACATCCAAGAAAAAACTTTCCACACCTTTGAGACACTTGAGACAGAAGTCGCACTAATCAATGCACAGAAATTTGGGAAAGAAGAAGTAAGGCCTGAACTAGCAGATGCTCAGAAAAACCTAAAGAAGGGAAAATAAAATGAGTGTGGCTGATGTGGTTCTGGCGATGAAAGACAGGGTTGACAATCAGCTTTTAGTCCAATTAACAAATGAACTCCCTACTGCTACGACTATTAACGATACTAGATTGACAGCGGCTTGCACTGATGCAATAGGTGAATTTCAAATGCTCTCTGGCATAGCATTCGATTCTACCAATACTACTCACATGGCCATTATAATAAATGGTGTGCGATATTTTCTTGAGTTGTATAAAGGACGCGAGGGAGCTAGTCTGGAATCTTACGGGAAAAAGTTTTATAACAAAAGCAAGGGGTTGCGCGAAACCGCCATTATTGCTCCTACGACAAGCGCTAAGGCATATCCTTCTCAAGAAAAAGAAAATAGCTTACCAGACATGGATCGGTCTCGCGGTGTGTTCTCAAATGGATATAGAGGACTTGGTACAAGCAACGCGTCTATTTTTTCGGGGGATCAATAAATATGACGGCATCTAAAGCGGAACTATGGACACAGTTAACGAAGGCCATTAAAATAGCAGATGAAAATTTTAAATATGCCGGCCAAAGTGCGACCAATTTTTTAAGCCTGGTCGATTCTTTGCAACAAGCCTTTGAGGGAGACCATATCGGGAATACTAACGCGGCTTTGGCTAGCTTGCGGTCTCAATTCAATTCTATTTGTGCCAGTACTGATTTATTAAATAGTCTTATTTTAGAACTTGCCAAGGTAGGATATAATTCAACTGCTACCGTTGCGGCCACCGCCCTGGATGATATTGCTAAGGGAATGAAGCTGGCAACAGAAACGATTTCTAGCAGGGGCTGGACTTATGGCTCAGTAGCCAATGATGCCCTGAATGTTGGTACGGGTACCGTGTATAGATTGGCGACAGACAAAAATGGGAATGCAATTGAGGTGGGGGCTTTCCCTGGTGGCATTACGAAAATAGAAGTAATTACAGATAAAAACACAGGCGCGACCAGCGGCGCGGAATCGGCAAAAATATATGGGTATGGCAGAACCCCAACGGATAGTATTAGCTTGGGGAGCGCGCCAAGTAGTGAGGTTACTATTTCTGCTAAAAAGGCATCGGATGGAATTTTGGCGAATGGAAATTTTGCTAGTTATGATGATTCTGGCACTGATGTAAGTGTAACCTCATGGACATTTGGAACGGCGACCAAAGCGACACATGTTAATATTGACACTGCAATTTATTTCCGCAATATAGATGCGACTACTACTGGAAAAAGTGTCAAGCTATTATTAGATAATACAATGACGCAATACTTGCTTAATGCTTCAAGCCGCATAAATCCCGACTTGCCGGTTTTTTTCATTGTTCGATACTATCGGAATAGTAATTGTGATGGCACGCTAACAATTACATTGGGAAGCAAAAGCGCGAATATTGTTCTCACCACTGCTTTAAATGCCACTTGGTTAGATTTAGTATTGGGGGTATCTAATTCAGATGGTTGGTATGATAACTACAAAAGCGACACCAATAAATTGGGTGTAAAAATAGAGATCGCGCTTTCTAGCAGAACAACGGGAACGCTGGATATTGGCGAGGTTATTTTAGCGCAGCCTACTTATTATGATGGTAAATATTACCTACTCACAGCGGGCGCGACTGATTATTTGAAGGGCGATAATTTTACTTTTACGGACTCTGTTTCTAACACTGGAAGAGTCCAAACTACGTTAGCAAGGCTATACAGAAAGCACCTTCCACATACTTCAGGAACCCCTACGTATGCTGATGCGTAAAAATAAGGAGGCGTACAATGGGTGCTACGGCCAGCGCACAAAACATTATTCGGGATGAAGGCTTTTTATATTGGAATCCATCTAAAGTAAGTGATTTGGGAGAAAACCTGGGGTATCTAAAAGAAGGTTTTGCTTTTTTCCCAAATATGGTTGTTACTGCCATCTATTCGGAAACCTCTGGATTAGTGCCAGAAGACTATTTTTATTCCGGCCATCAATATACTGCAATTGTTCATTTC